TATTAAGAAAATAAATTTTTCTTATTCACTGTATTACCTTCACCATCAAATACTAGAATTACTCTTGTTGGATTATGAAGGTTGATCATAAACCCTAAAGATCTAAGGGCACCACATAGTCCCCCTATGTGGTAACCATTAGAATTTACTTTTGGGTTAACAGCAAAATTTCTAAGAAATAAATTCATCATATCCACAATCATAACCTTATCATTAGGTTTTGATTTAATTTCTTTGGAATCTTCCGTTATATTTTTTAATAAATCTAAATATTTACTCATTTGTTACTTTTATTTCTATTTCCTATTTGATCTGTATAACCGAAAGATTCTGCTATTTGGGTTGTTTTAAATAAAGGTTGGTAATTAGAAAAGTGGAAACACTTTTGTTGTTCTTCTAATAAAGTAAGATCAAATTTACTACAAGGTAGAATATGATCTAACTCCCAAACATTTCCGTGATTATCCCAATTCATTTCAGGTAAAAATTTAGATTCCATATAATGTCTAAATTCTATTATATCACACCCAATTAATTTATATGCAGATTTAAATTTATTATCTCCTTTTAATAAAGTATGTAATCTAACTCTAAGAATACTCTTTATCCTATGTTGAATATTACATTTCCATCGTTTTTTGTTATAATCTCTTATTTTATATTTATTTGCTGCTTTATATTTTTTATCATATTCTTTAAATTTTTCAATTTCTTTTTGTCTTTTAATTTTATGATATTCAAGAAACTTTTCTCTATTTTTAATATCATATTCTTTACGACATTTCTTACAATGAGAATTTAATCCAAATTTCCCGTGTTTACATTTTCCAAAATCTTCAAATTTTTTCTCTAATTTACAATTTCCACAATATTTTATATCCATATTTTATATTTAATATAAATATGTGGAAAGCTTCTTATTCTTCAAAATTATCAGTAATAAATATAGATTCTTTTTCATCCCATTCCGATGTATCTTCAATAATTGATATTTCTCCTTTAGTATCTTCAAACCAAGTTTTAGAATAATCTGCTTTATATTTTTTAATAGCAGAATCAGAATCTGGAATGAAACCATGTGGGGTTACAATGATTGTTGATTGGGTTGCAACACCACCATCTAAATGTATTTTATCAATAGCTATTTTTGTACGTTTAGCAAATTCAACATTTTTCTTATCTTTAACTGCTTTAATTTTAGAAGTACCACTATTAGTAACATTACCAAATGTAATTACTAAAGATGCATCCCAATATAATGCATCCCCACCTTTATTAGTCATCTTGGGTTGAGACATTGGTGTTAAAGCATTTTGAACTCCTACCTTATTTATAACAAATAAAGTATTTGTATAAGGATATGTTGATTTTCTACTTAATGGGAATTTTTGATTGATAAAATTTCCAAATTGAGCTGCCATAGCCCCTGCATTCCATTGAGGATTATTATTTTTAGCGCTCACACTCATTTCACAAGGGATAGAACCAGCAGAATCCCATAAAAAACATAAATCGTAAGGAAGATTTCCTTTCTTCTGTTCATCTAGTAAATCAGCTATAAAAGCTGCAACATCTTCTATAGTATTTAATGATGTTCTATCTACATATAAAAAGAAACCATTATAATCAATATTTTCTGGATCTTCAGGATCTATTGTTTTAGTTAATTGAAACCCCATTTTTTCAGCATGAGAAAAATCCCACTTCATTTCAGTAATAATGAAAACGGGAAGGATTCCCATTTTTTGCGCTTCTATAGCGGTTTCAATCATCAAAGTAGTTTTACCAGTATCTGATCTTCCTCTAGCTAAAACAACATGACCATGAGGTATCCCTGGTATTGATAAAGCTGATTGAATTGATGGTGATAAAGGTATCCATTGTTGTTCCTTAAATTTTACATTACCTTGTAATGATTTCCCTTGTTTAAATTTATTTAAATCAAAGGTAGAATTTACCTGTTTGGAGTTAACCTTTGCAGATATCTCTCCAGATAAACTTTTTTTAGCCATAAAATTTGTGTTAAGTTTTTAAAACCCCTCGAGAGAGGGGTTTGATTTTGTTTTACTCTTCGAATAAATCATCAAATTCGCTCTCAGTAATTACTTCTTTTTTCTTTACTGGAGTTGATGGTTTGTGGTCTTTTACTTCAAAAGCATTATTTTTAACAGGTTCAGATGTTTCTTCATCTGTAGCTGTTTCAGGATTTAACCATTTTTCAAGGAATCCTTTAATTTCTTCAAAACTATATTTTTTATAGTTACTTTCTAATTCTGGTTGTTCATTTAACCATTTTTCTAATTGTTTTTGATCTTTTGATAAAGGAGTAATTTTCATACCTGGCATAACAGATGTTTCATTATAGTTAGCTCCTTTTACAACATCAATTTTCATGTCTCTTCCTTCCATAATGTCTGTAAAATCACCAACTTCTTCATCAGCCGCTAATGTAAGTAATGATTGATATACATTTTTACCAAAATCGAACCATCTTGGTCCTTTTTCTTCATCTGCTCTATCAACAACAAGAGCAAAAGTTCTCATTTTTGGTTGTAGTTTTTTAGCTAACTTCCAATCTTCAGGATCTTTAGATTTTTGTAAAGTTTTAGCAAATTCTACAATTGGGTCTTTTTCACCATAAGAAATTGGTGATAACATCACTTTTGGTCCAATACCATAGTGAAAATAAAGTTCTACGAATGGGTTTTCAGGATTTTCTTTTAATGGTACGAAACGTACGTTGTGTTTTCCTAACCCGGGTTTGAAGAATGTTAATGTTCTGTCAACCTGTTCTCTTTTTTGTCCTTTTGGATTCGTTAGCTTGTCTAATCTAGACTTTAAAACATTAATGTCCATTATATATAAAAAATTAATTGGTTACGTGGCATTGAATTTTGTCCTTTGTAATATATGAAAGGATACTTAAGAAGCCAAATTTATTATTTGAAATATTTTTGTAGTATGTTTATTTAATACACCATCTGATACTAACAATATAGTATTTTTATAACTTTGCCAATCGATTGGGAAATGTGTATCGGTTTTACCTAAATTTAATTCTTTTACTAAAGCGTTTAATGAATTAATACTATACAACGTATTTGATTCTTTTTTACGATGTAAAAGAATTGTATTAGGCATTATTTTATCTGAAATATTAAATGTATCTACATTATAAGTGCAGATAAGTTCGTCTTTTCCTTCTACTTGTAAAACAAATATTTTGTTATGTAGAATAGTATAACGCCTTTGTATTTCTTTTAATGTTTCTTCTAGATTTTCTTCTTTTGTAAAAGTAACAAATAATTTGCTCATATTATGAGTATTAAATATATAATTATCTGTTATAAATATATCATTTTCTTGATTTTTCATATTCTTTATTTTATTTTAATTAATTCACCATAATTTTTACCATAACTTACTTTTATTTTAAATCCATTGGATTCAATAATTTTCTTTATGTCTTTTAATAATTCTTTTCCATCTTCTACATTATAATCTAATAAAATAGAATCATATGTTGTAAGTATAAGAAAAGATTTTTTATTTTCCAAATAAGGAATAAGTTTTTTAATTGATTCAATTATATAATATGTTTCCATCGATTGAATTAAATAATTGAATAATTTTGCAGGAGAAGGTTCTATAATTTCTTCTAATTTTAATTGTCTTCCTCCTTTTAGTTCAAGATATCCTAATTTATGCGTCTCCTCCCATAATTGTTCTATATAAATTTTCATGAGTTTAAAAAACTCTATATGTTCGTATTTCTTTTTTACAGTTCCATAAGTTTGTTGAAAACTAATGAATTTTGATTGTTGATATTCTTCTTCAGTTAATTTATCTTTTTCAAAATACATTTTTCCAAAATATGTATGGATATCCTCTTCTTCAAACTCGTAATTTATAAGTTTAGCAATTAAATATAAATGAAATGAACTATAATCAAATTCAAATAAGTAATTATTTTTACAACCAAAAGATTTTCTTGTTCCATCACCTTTTTTTAATGCAGCAAAATTAACTCCATTAAATGAATTTGTTGGTCTTCCTGTAAAATTATAAATATTATAATTAGAATATATTATTTTGTCTTTTATATTAAATTTAGGATAAACTATACTGAAATATTCATTAAAATCACTGATATTTAATGATATTCCTTGTTTTTCAATAAAGTATATAGATTTAATATAATCTTGGTTATACCAATTATTTTTTAATATTTTTCCTATATAATCTTGAATATAATAATAAATATATTCTTGTTCTTCATAATGTTTTGTAATTGGAATGAATGAATTTAATTTTGGATGTGATTTAAAAGAACTTTCTATATATTTCGCAACCGTTTGCTTATAATTTGGTATTTCTAATTTATATAAAGATTCTTCTAAATGTAATAAATTTATATCAATTACTCTATCTATAAGAAAATCATTTCCTAGTAAATATATTAAATCTTTTTTATAAAGACAATAAATTTTTGGATGTTTTAATAAAAATTTCTTAACAATTTCTATATTTAATTCAAACCCATCATTATGATTTATTGAAAACATAAATCCTTTATTATCTTCTAAATTTCTGTAATATATTAATGAAACCGAAGTTAATAAAGGATGATAATTGTGATTTAATGTAATTATATTAATATAACAATCTTTATTAAAAGAAAGTTTATTTAATTGTTGTTCTGTTTCTACTAACCAAAAACTCATTTTTCATAACTTTTATTCTTATTAACATATAAAAAACATTTTAAAAATCCAAATTATAATTTAGAATATTTTAATAAATCTGTTAAGTATTCTCTTATTCCTATAAAATTCTTATTTTTTATATTTATTATTCTTTTATTTGTATTTTGGGTAAATTCTTTATCTTTTTCATTATCTGTAATCATCCAAAACATAGATACAACATCCCATTTTGGGTAGTTATATATTCCTCCTCTTTTTAATATATCATCATATGTTTCAAAATCTATTTCAATTATTTTATAATCTCTAATTTTTCTTTCTTTAGCAAAATATCTTGTTATTTTTTTATTTTGAAAATCTTGTTGTGTTATTGTTGGTATAAACGGTTTTGGTTCTGTAAAAGTAGATAATTCTATTTGAGGGTTTAATTGAGTATATTTTTTAGTTGAATAATTATTAACTAAGTTATTATTTATTTCATCTTTTTGTTTTAATCTTGTTAATTTTATGCTATTTTTGGTTTGGGGATTTTTACCTGTATAAAAATTTCCATCAAAAGTAATATAATAATCTCCAACATAATTAGAACCATCAGGAAGTAAAAATTCATTTCCTGATGTTTTTTTGTTAGGTATTATTCTAGATTTAGGAAAGTATGGCATGTTAAATTTTATTGAAAAAACAATTATAATATTCTATCTTTTTTTGTAATATATCTTTAACATTATAACCAACGGCATCTAATGCTTTTTCGAAATAGTTTGAGTCAAATTGATTTACATTTACTTTATCATTAAAATAATGAGCAGCTATTTTAGCTCCAATTATAGGATCATTAACCAAATCTGGATTATTTAATATATCTATTTTACTTAACTGAGCATATCTTTTATAATTTAAATATCCTGTCAATTGTATATAACCTCTACCATAATATTTTCCTCCATCAGATATATTTCTATTATTTACTCTAGAAGGATAATATTCTCCATATACTATTTTAAAAAATTCTTTTTTAGTTATACCTTTTTTAGTAGCTCTTTTATATTGAGATTCAGATAAATAAGGAAATACCTGTCTTATTCTAGAATCTGAATATATATGTTTTTCTTCTTGAGGTATTAATCCAGATTCACCAGCAGATATTGCTATTAGTGATGCTATTGCTTGTGGAGATATTAATCCAATTTCTCTAGCTGATTTTTTTAAATGTTCTATATTAGTTTTTACTATATTAGATTCTAATAATTTAGATGCTCTTCTGGTGCAATTATTTATTAATAAAGATTGTATTGGGGATAGAATTGTATTTTCTTTTATAATTTCTGATATATTTGTTTTGGGTGATTTAGAAATTAAATCTTCTTTATCAAATCTAATATTTATTGTTTGTCCTGTTATTTTAGTAATCCATTTATTGTCTTGGAAATTTTGGTTAATAGAATGTAATATAAAAGCAATTTTAGTTTTACCGTCTTTAGTTAAATAATTAGATGGTAATAAATTTATAGGGATTGTAAAAGCTGAATTAGGGATTATTCCTGATATTCCATCCATACTTAAACTAAAATCCAAGGGTATTATTGTTATTCCTTTATTTGTTGGGTTTGTATATAACCTATAATTGGCTATCAGTTCTTTATATATATTAAATGATGGTTCTAGGAGGTTTTGATTTATAATAAAACCATTACTACCTTCAATTATATTTTTAATATGTGTTTTTAAAGAATTTAATGATTCTTGATTTATATTCTTTTGTTGAGATAATGTTGATGATGTTTTTTTATATTTTAAATACCTATCCTCTAATCCTCTTGATAAATTAGATATAGCAAATGAATCCTCACCTAATGTATCAGGTTCAGCCTGTGCTGCTATAGTTATCATACTAGCCATTTTAGGTCCTATTTTTGATTTAAAATTATAATCATAAACAATAGAATTTTTTCCAAATAATGGTAATTCAGTATATTTCTCTATACTATCAAATTCTTCATATGAAAGAGTTTTTATATCATCAACAATTTTTACAGATTTAGAAGTATCATCAACTAATAATCTAAATTCATTAAAATTTCCCATAGATTTTGATATATTAGATAATAATGTGTTTAAAAATTCACTTAAATAAACAAATCCATTCTCTTCTCTATTCCTTAATTCTCGAAGTATATCAGTAATATGATTAATATTAACTAATATATACATCATATTTGCTCTTACTTTATTATTATCAGTATCTAAATAAGCATTAACAAATTGATTATAATTATTACCACTTATGTTTTTTTTAAATATATTATCTTCAATTAATCCTATCTCTAATGGGTTATCTTCTTTACTTATATTATTAGGTATTAAGCATATTTGAGGATCTAAAGATATTTGACCATTAAATGTAGAACAATAATTTAGAGAATCATTAAAATCAATATATATGTAAGGTTTTCCATCTATATTATTAGATGAATCATATATCATCCCAGTAGCTGTTAATATTGATAATAAATTACCTAATGTTATGTATATTTGAGGTTGTAAATTATTTATATCTATTGATGGGGAGTTATCATTTATACTATACATTACACCAAATACATTAAATAATATTTGTCTTAATATAGGTATTTTTTCTAATGTTTCTTTTTCTGAAATTAATGAATGATGGTTTCCTCTTTTAGCTATAAGATTATTATCTTGTAGTTTACCATTTTCATCAAATTTTAAAAAATTATAAGGGCATTGAGAAAATATATTATTTAATATATTTCTGTAACCAGAATCACCTGTTCCATTAACCATTACACCATTCTCGAAATTAAATTTCATATGATATTGACTAATGTCGAATAATGCTCTATTTAATATAGATAAATCTCTATCTCCTATTAATGATGATAAATTTTTCTTCTCTTCTTCATCCAACCCAGCAATTTCACTCTCTATTTTAGAAAAATTAGATTGATTATTAGAAGATATATTTTTAATAGATTGGTTTATTTTTAATGATTCTAAAATATCACCAGCACCTACCATTTTTATATTACATAAATAAGTCCCATCAGGTTTACACTCCCAACCAAAATTAGAAACAGTCCCTAACATAGCATCATAATTACCCGAGTGTTGGATTCTTTTTCTTTGAATTTCTTTTACTATATCTTCTTTTGAAGTAAAAGTATTAAATAAATTCATTGGGTTTGGTTGATATAATTTAGATTGATCATTATTGTCTAAATAATATGTATGACCCCACTCTAAAACCATAGAAAAACCCAATTTCATATAAAGGGCTTCATATATTTCTAATTGTTCTAAATCATAACAAATAAAACTTATATCTGCATATTGTAATGTTCCTAATTTACCGGCAGACGATATATCTATACTAGTAATACCTGGTAATGGCTTTATACCTTGAGAATTAGAGGTATTTCCATATAATTTACCATTACCAACCCCTCCTCTATTTGTTATTTGATTTTGTTTTAATGAAACTGAACCCCCTTGTAATATATATTTTTTAGCTAGTTCATCTCCCCAAACATTATATTTTCTTCCTATAGGGTGTTCTTCTTTAACATTGGTTCCAGATATTAATCTGACCCAAGCATTTCTGTTATTTTGATAAATTAAATGATTATTTGTTCTTAACTGGTGTGATTTTTCTAAATATTTTTTTCTAACTTCTATTTGTTTAGCAACATATTTTTGAAACGGACCCCCAGCTATATTTGTATAATCTTTGCTCATAATTGATTTATTTGTTGAAACTTATTTTGAAACGATTCAATATTTTTAGGTATGAATAATTGTATTCCTATTGGAGGATACATAGAATCACATTCTAGATTATTTATAGTGGGTAAAACCCACCATAAATTTTCATTACCCCAAAAATCCATAGCTATTAAATCGTATCTATCTTGTGTAGATGTTATAATATAATAATCTTCTTCTTGAGAACCTAACTCAGGATAATAAACTTGATTATATATAGTTTTTCCTGTTTCAGTTTTTGAAGTTCCTATTATTTGGTATCTTGATATCATAATCTTTCTATATAATCTCCTTGTTTACTAATAAAGTTTTCTATATTTCCAATTTTATTTGATATTAATGAACCATTATTAAAATCATTTTTAGTAACTGTCCTTGGCAATTCATCATAAATTGGAATAAATGATACACTTACATCTATTGCGTGTGGTAATTCCATCATATCATTATCTCTTCCACCTTCAGGTTCATCCATCTTGATTTCCCAAGAATAATTATCATTTATTGAAAAATTTAATGATTTAATTACACCAGGCATTCTATATAAATATTCTCCAATTGTAATTCTATGTATATTACCTCTCATAAAACCATTTGTTGGATTATAATCTGGTGTAAGAGTTGATTTTAACCAGTTTAATTTTTGCCATAAAGGTTTCATTTCTTGTTTAGATTGTGCTAAAACAGTGAAATTAAAAGAAATACTTCTATCAAAGCCTTGATAAGTATACATACTATCACCTCTCCCTGCATATTTCTTTCCATCCCAACCACCACTAACATTATCTGTAAATCCTTTTAAATATGCTCTAAAGTGAGATCTGTATGTATTTCTTATATTATCATTATCTATAGTCTCAAAAGCAAATTTAATTAAATCTCGTGTATTTGGATCTTTTTCAATTACTTTATCAAACACACCATAATATATAGGAGTTAAATTTACTTTATCTTGGCCTGGTTCAAATATTTGATTTGTATTTATTCTAAATTCTCTTGGCCTAGCCCCAGGTGAACCAACCCCAATTCTTCTCTCCATATTAATTAAAGGAGAAGTATAATCTCTTGAAAATACACTTCCTGATGGTAATATATCTTTTCTAAAATCAGTTATAGAAGAACCTATTATATATCTTTCTTTTTCTAATAATTCTTTTTTTATATAAAATTGTGGGGTTTTTTGAAATATAAAATTATCCTGTATTCCTAATTCTCTATCATCTATATTTATTATACCTTTTATTGTATTAGTAGCACCTTCTATTGGTAATATAGAAGAAGATACAGGTTCTATATATCTTATATTATTATTAGGTTGTTTTGAAGTATCAATTATTAACCCTGTATGATCTGTAGCTCTAAATATTATTGTTTCCCCATCACCATATAATGAACCAGGACCGCCAATATAACTCATTATCTGTGTAGGATCTTCTGATATACCTAAATTTTGTAATCTAAATGAATTAATATTTTTCTTTATTTTTGAATCATATAAATTAAATAATCTATTTTCTTCTAATGATTTTTTACCAACTAGTGAAAAATATTTATTTTCATCTTCTGTAAGTGTAAATGGAGTTGCTCCTGCTCTTGGTATATGTTGTCCTGTTCCTGATTTTAGTACGGATAATAATAAATTTGAGTTTAGATTATATGTTCTAGTATTAATCCTTCCCCCATTTTTCCCGGTTTCAATAAGTGGGTTAGATTTTTGTAATCCTACTTGTTTTAGGGTAAAATTACTACCTTTAGGAAAATCAGTTAAAAATTTACGTATTCTTATTGCATCTTCTGCTACTGCTCTTACAGAATATAACCCTCCGCGAATAGGAAAATCTGTTGAAAATTTCGCTGATTCTAGCGCTATTCTTTCTATCGCAGAAGATTGTTGTGGAGTAGAGGTTTTGATATATGGTAAACCAGAGTCACCACCACCAGGTGTATCCTTACCCCATCTCAAATTAGTAAGATTGGTTTGAAGATTTATTAAAGCCATTTATTAACCTGGTAAATTATCTGTATATTTTGGTGGAGTTAATCCATTTAAGTCTAATTGAGATGGAACAGGTAAATTTGGTAATGAAGGAGTTCCATTTATTGAATATTCATTATGTTGCTGTGAAGTCATCAATTGAGGTAAATTATTTTCTGTAATTCCTCCTTTTGATAATGTTGATGTTACTTCTTGTCCTAAAATTTGTGGCATGATATTATTTATTATTAGAAATTTATTTTTAAATCTTTTTTATTTATCAAAATATTGGATATTTCATCATCACCTACTCCTTCATAAGGAATATTAAATTTATCCAAAATAGATATTAAATTATTTACATCCTCTTCTTCCTCTTCACCAAAATCTAAATTTAATATATTTGGATTATCATCAAAAACAGTTCCAAACCAAACATCATCATTTAAAGAAAGTTTATATATTTTATACCCATCTCCTTCATCATAATCATCTTCTAAATCCTCAATTTCAAATTTTGGAAAAGTTGGATTATTAATTTTTATTTCATTAATACCGGCAAGTTGTTGCATACGAGCAACTTCATTTAACTGTTTCATATTTTATATTTTATTTTATTATAAATATTATACTCTTCTATTATTTATTGCTAGTGGTGTTAAAATATTTTGAGATACTTTATTTCCATCTAAATTAACAGTCATTCCTTTGTTAACTGCTGTTATTAAATTATCTAATTTATTTATCATAACATCCATTTTATTACCTAAAGTTGATGATAAAACAGTTATTGAAGACTCACTTGATTGAATTTGTGTAGTTTCTTTTTTACCACCTAAATTAGTTCCTGCTACTATCCCATCTTTATTACCTATAAAGGTATCTTCTTTATCTAATTGAATAGAACCTTTAGGACCAGAAACCATCAACCCTCCATCAGAACCAATAATACCATCATCGATTCCTATTACCCCCTTTGCAGCTTTTATTAATGGAACATTTCCTAGAGATGATGTATATCCTTCCCAAGATGCTTTTGTATTACTAAAGTCACTTTTACCAAAACTAAAAATCCATTTCAATGAATCAACAATACCATTTACTATTAATCCAACCATTTTAAAGGCTGGAGCCATTCCATCACTTATAAAACTTACTATAGGACCTAATATTGTAAATATCTCTCCTAATATATCTAATACAGGCATTAAAGGTTCAGCTATTTGAGTAAAAACATCTTGTAATTTAGTAAGGGTAGCTTGAAATCTTTCTTGTGCTGATGTGGATTTTAATTGATCTTCTAGTGTTTTATTACCAATTTTATTTAAAAATTCTGCTTCTCTCCCTTGGGCTTGAGCTAATCTTAGTTTTTCTTTTAAGTCCCCTATATCTTTGGCACCTACTTTTCTTATAGCTTCCTGTTCCATCAACATGTTAGCCATCTCTTCACGAGACATACCTAATGCTTTAGCTTGAGCTTCTTGTTGTAAGACATTCATTTCACCAAAACTAGCAAATGTTATACCTTGTTTATTTAGTTCTGCTGCTAATCCACCTAAATCATTAGTCAAAGCGTAATATCTTGCTCTTTCTAAATTAAGTTGTTTACCAGTCATTACTTCAGATTCAAATTCTGCAGAAATTGAACTTTCAATATCTAATAAACTTTGTGATATACTTTCTAATTGTTTAAGATCAGAACCCAACATTTTAGCCTGAGCTGATGCTGTACCTAATTCTTTTCCTTGTGCTGTATATGTTAGTAATGTAGCTTTTGAAATATTATTTATATCATTTAAAAGAGA